TCATCAAATCGCGCCATACATATTCACAACAGCCACAGCAGCACCAGATCAAATATTTACACCTAAAATTCCAGCTGGTTTAGCCGTACTTAATGGCTCAACAGCTGACGATCTATATTCAGGCGTAGCGCCAATAAAGTCGGCGCTGCTAGTCGTATCGGTCGAGGTCTTTCAGTCGATCACAGCTCCGGGCAATACTTCGGCACAGGTTGATTTCAATCCATCGCCGTTCGTACTGGGTCGATCATTACAGAATCGCGTCGTAGGATTATTAGCTCCGTTTATTGACGTCGAGACAATGGGTCAATAATGCCAACCTCAATTCAAGCTGACGTTCGTGCGCCACTAGCGACCGCTCTCGCTGGCGTAACGGCGTCGGTGTACGAGTCAGTTCCCGAGGCGGTAATCCCGCCAGCCGCGATAATTGTTCCCGGAACGCCGTATCTGGAAACCACTTTAATCAGTAGCTCGATCCAATTAAAAGTCAATTTTACAATCTCAGCCGCCGTCGCGTACAACAACAACGCGGGCGCTCTCGATAATCTCGAGAAGCTAGTCATACAGATTCTCGCGGCTATTCCGTCGGGATATATCGTCGGCGACGTATCGCGTCCGTCGATTATTGCGTTAGGTTCGAGTAATTTACTTATTTCGGATATTGACGTTTCCACTTACTACAAGCAAGAAAACTAGGAGAAAAAATGCCAACAACAATCGTAACGGGGCGCGATATCACTTTCACTATTGACGGTGATACTTACGACGCTCAAGCAACAGCTGCGACTCTTACAATCGAGTCAACGATCAACACTTACCAGACACTAGACGGTAAGGCTTATTTCACTACTGATACTCAGGGAACTTTCGACGTTGAAATGCTTGCCGATTGGCCAGCTGGCGGATCGCTGTGCGCTTCACTATGGAACGCAGCCGACACAGCACCGAACACACCATTAGCGGTCGTGTTTACAGCTGCGAGCGGATCAGTATTCAATTTCGACGTTCAGCCAATCTTTCCGAGCGCTGGCGGCACAGCTCCAGACGCTCAGACAGTATCGCTCAGCTTTACTTGCGTAACCACACCAACACTATAGAAAAGAAATCGGGAGCATGAAACTACAAATACATATCGAAACGACCGACGGTCAGACAGTTACCACCACAGCGCAACCACCAGAGTTCGCAAAGTGGGAACAAAAAACTGGTTACACAATTCAACAGGCTCAGGAAAAAATCGGTATATCCGACTTAATGTTTCTAGCATGGAACGCCCTAAAGCGTGAGGCAGCTGGTAAGCCAGTCAAACCTTACGAAGTATGGTGCGAAATGGTGGTTGATATTACGGTCGGAGATACCGAAAGCCCAAAAGCCACAGCCGAGGAAGCCTAAGCTACTTAATCGTAGAGCTGTCGATCGCGACAGGGATTCCGATGAGTGAGTGGGTGGACGCGGCGGACATATTGACAGCGCTCGAGATATTGGAGAAACGAAATGGCGGAAAGTAAGGAAGTCGTCCAGTACGACAAAGCCGAACTTCGCGCTATTACCGGAGCCTTTAAAGCGATGGACGATGAAGCCATTTCTCAAGCTAAAGAGCAATCGAGTGCGTTAGCTGATTATTTAAAAGGCAAGATTACGTCGGCTGCTGGGTCGCTTAACTCATCGCCTGTCGCAAGTCGAATCGCTGAAGGTTCTAAAGTGAGTAAGTCGTCTAAGATTGGCGAAATTTCGTTTGGTTTTGCTGGACAGAAATTTAGTGGCGGCGCGACTACTCGCGATTTATGGGGTGGCTCAGAATTTGGATCAAATAAATATAAGCAATTCCCAATCTGGTCAGGATCGACCGGGCGCGGATCAACTGGCTATTTCATTTACCCAACACTACGAGCTGAGCAAAGCTACTTAATCGCTGAGTGGGAAAAGGCGTTCACATCAATAGTTAAGAGGTTCGACTAATGGCTGACGGATCAAGAACGCTTAAGCTCTCGATATTAGCTGACGTCGATAATCTAAAAAAAGGCTTATCAGACGCGGGTACAGATACAGACACTTTCGGCGGTAAGTTAAGCAGTTTCGGTGCTGCTGCTGGAGCTGCGTTCGCTGTCGCTGGCGCGGCGGCGCTTGCCTATGCTGGCGCGTTGCTAGTCGATGGCGTTAAAGCTGCGATCGAGGACGAAGCCGCACAAGTCAAACTCGCAACAGCAATTAAAAACGTTACAACGGCAACAGACGCAACTATCGTTTCAGTCGAGTCATACATAACTAAAACAGCGCTCGCAGTCGGCGTAACCGACGACGAATTACGCCCATCATTTGCCCGTTTAGTTAAGAGTACGGGCGACGTCGAAGCAGCTATGAAGCTTCAACAGGTAGCACTAGACGCGTCAGTCGGATCAGGAAAATCGCTCGAAACTACATCAAACTTAATTGCTAAAGCTTATGACGGCAATACGGCAGCACTAGCCAAATTAGACATCGGTTTAACAGCTGCCGAACTCAAGACGATGAGTTTTGATGAAGCGATAGCCGCTGTAACAAAAACTTATGAAGGATCCGCTAACGCTGCGGCTGATACTTTTGCGGGAAAGATTGAACGTTTAAAAATTGCTTTTGATGAGGGCAAGGAAACCGTAGGAGCATTCGTACTCGACGCGATTACTCCAATGGTTACTTTATTCGTCGATAAAGTAATCCCAACTCTGAGCACGCTTGCCAAAGATATAGGCGAGGACTTACAACCAGTATTTGAAACGCTAGGAACATTTTTCAAAGATACGTTTCTACCGGGCTTAACCGCGTTATACGATTACATAAACAAATACGTCGTACCTATATTTAAAGCTACTTTAACACCAGTAATTCAAGGCGTTAAAAATATATTCACAGCAATCGGCACAGCTGTTTCCGATAACACAGGATTTTTTAAGCTGTTAGGTGCTGGCTTAACCGCGTTTTTAGTTATTGCTAAACCGTTTGCGACCTTTATCGGTACAACTTTTAAAATCGCATTTTCAGGCGTTGCCCTAATTATTGAGGGCGTAAGCAAAGCAATTCAAGGCGTCGTCGCTGGCATTAACGCGGCGATCAAGGTCGTTAACTTACTTATCAAGGGCTATAACATTGTTAACAATCTAAAGCCCGGATCTAAAGATTTACAAGAAATCCCAATGCTGGCAACTGGCGGTTTAGCTAACGCTAATAGTCCTTATATCGTCGGAGAACGAGGGCCAGAGTTATTCGTTCCATCAGGTAATGGACGCGTTATTCCAAATAACAAACTAGGCGGCGGTGGTGGCAATATCTATATCAATGTGTCAGGAGCAATCGACCAAGAAGGCACAGCTCGCCGAATCGTTGACGTTTTAAATAACAGCTTCTATCGTGGCACAAATGGCGCAAATGCGTTGGCGTTCTAATGACAGTATTTAACCCAGTCTGGCGCGTAAAGATTCAAGGCGTCGAATACACGACTTACACGCTGGCAAATCTAACCATTTCAAGCGGTCGAAATAACATTTACCAACAGGCTCAGGCTGGCTATTGTAATTTAGAGCTGCTAAACCTAACTCAGGCGATCGTTAACATAAACATAAACGATTCAGTTTCGATCGAGTTACAAGATTCGACAGCAACTTACGTTCCTATATTTGGGGGCACAGTCGTCGATTTTGGAATTGAGATCGTTACAGCTGGCAGCGTAGGCATAAATCAAGTATTAAAAATAACCGCGCTGGGTGCGCTAAGCCGATTACCTAAAGCGCTTACTGACGGCGTTCTAAGTCAGGATTTCGACGGTGATCAAATCTGGACAATTTTACAGGACTTACTTCTAAATAACTGGGGCGAAGTTCCCGCAGCTTTACAATGGCAAAATTACGATCCGACAGAGACATGGGCAAACGCTCAGAACGTCGGACTAGGCGAGATCGATCGCCCGGGCAATTACGAATTAGCACAAAGATCATCAGATCGCACAGACGTTTATTCGCTGGTCTCAGCGCTGGCAACTAGCGGCTTAGGTTATATCTATGAGGACGCCAGCGGGCTTATTAGCTACGCCGATTCGACTCATAGGTCGATCTATTTAGCCACTAACGGCTACACCGATTTAACGGCTAATCACGCCTTATTTAACGGGCTAAAGATCGAAACTCGAGCTGGCGACGTTCGTAATGACATAACATTAAAATACAACACTAATTCAAACAATGAAGTAAGTGCCGAGGATATTCCGTCAATAGACGTTTATGGTCGTTTAGCTCAGGTCATTACCACCACCGTCAAACACACCGTCGACGCTCAAGATCAAGCCGATTTTTACCTAACGCTTCGAGCTACGCCGCAAGCGAACTTTACGTCAATTACTTACCAGCTTACAAACCCAGAGCTAGACGACCCAGATCGCGATTCGCTCATAAACGTATTTATGGGCTTACCGTTAAGAATCAGCGACTTACCGCCAAACATGGCGTCTGGAACGTTTCTAGGATTCGTCGAGGGCTGGTCGTTCAAGGCTGCTTATAACGAAATCGCCATAACGCTAAATCTTTCGCCACTAAGTTATTCGCTTCAAGCTATGAAGTGGCAAGACGTTTCCATCGCGGAATCGTGGAATACTATATCCGGGGCACTAACGTGGGAAACCGCGCTGGTCGTGGCATAAGGAGAATAAATGACAAACCCAACGAGCAACTTCGGCTGGCAAATGCCAACGCCGACGGACTTAGTTACAGACTTACCAGCGGATTTTGAGGTATTTGGTCAGGCGGTCGATACGTCTATGGCTGATCTTAAAGGCGGCACTACTGGTCAAATTCTGTCTAAAGCTACAAATGCCGATATGGATTTCACATGGATAACTAATGACGTAGGCGACATAACAGCTGTTAACGTAACTAGCCCCATCACAGGTGGCGGTAGCTCTGGCGCTGTAACTATTGGCGTTAGCGCAGCTTCGACAAGCGCTTCAGGAGTTGTTCAATTGAACGATTCCACGTCCAGCACATCAACTACTTTAGCCGCAACAGCTAACGCGGTTAAAACTACTTACGATTTAGCAGCTTCGGCTTATGCTCCAGCATTTACAAATAACTTTTACGCTGGCAAGAATAAAATAATTAACGGTGCTTTTAACATTTGGCAGCGTGGTACATCTTTTAACGCTGCTTCTAATGCTTATACTGCTGATCGGTGGGATACACTTACAGATAAAACAAACGCAAGCGTATTAACAACTCAGCAAGCGTTCACAGCTGGCGCTGCGCCTGTTGCGGGTTACGAAGCTCAATACTTTTTAAGAACGGTTTTTCCATCGGGCGGTTCGTTCTGTATTCAAGAACAACGAATTGAGGACGTTAGAACTTTTGCGGGTCAAACAGTTACCCTTTCATTTTGGGCAAAAGCAGACGCAACCGTAACTATTGCGCCAACCATTGTTCAAAACTTTGGTTCTGGTGGTTCGGCAAACGTTGAAACTACAACTTCTAATCTTACGCTAACAACTTCATGGGTTCGTTATTCGGTTACTGCGGCAATTCCAAGTATTTCAGGAAAAACAATAGGCACAAGTAGTTACTTAGCCGCTCGAGCTATGCGAGCCGTTACTGCTTCAGGATTTACAATTGATTTTTGGGGCGTTCAATTAGAAGCGGGATCAGTCGCAACGCCGTTTCAAACCGCAAGCGGTTCAATCGGTGGAGAATTGGCGTTATGCCAGCGATATTATTATCGAGCAAACGCTCTGACTACAACAGCTGATCTTGCTCAAGGGCAAGTTACAAGTGTTACAAACGTTAATTGCGTTTTAGAATTACCTGTAACAATGCGATTAGCTTCAGGAACTATAGATTATCCAGCCATGTCTAATTTCGTTATTAGTGACGGAACTTCTATTGCTAGTCCTACTTCTATAACCTTAAATCAGGCAAGCACTAACAATGTATCTTTGAGCGTTGTTTATCTTGCTTTCACAATCGGCAGAATCGGCAGACTTTACGCAAACGGAACAACTAGCGCCTACATTGGAGTTAATGCGGAACTATGATAAAAATACAAGAACTTAAAGATGAAAATGGAATTGACCAAGTAATTATTGACAACGGCGACGGCACTTTTACGTCAATGTGGAAATCAACTTACGACGAGCTAGAAGCTGCTAAGGCAAATGACAATAACGAGCTATAACGGCTGGACGGCTTCAAAAGATCAAGCCGAAATCGGAATTAAGTCCTACGCAATACCAGGCACTCAGTTAAGATTCGTTGCGCGGAAGCTGTAGCACCGTTAATCGTGGGATTCTGTAAAGAGTTTAACGAGCTAATCGAGCCGATCGACGGCGGTCAGCTAGACGATTGGGGATACGCATTTCGCATGGTTCGCGGAAGTACCGACAAGCTGAGCAATCACTCCAGCGGTACAGCCATCGACCTAAACGCTACAAAACACCCACTCGGAAAGCGTGGCACATTTCCAGCTGAAAAAGTTCCAATGATTCGGGCACTAGCTAAGAAGTACGGATTATTTTGGGGCGGCGACTATAAGAACAGAGCCGATGAGCAACATTTCGAAATCAACGTGAGTCCAAAAAAAGTCTCAGAGCTAATCAAGGCGCTGGGGTTAGGAGAAAAGTAATGAAAGAGCTAAAGGCAATTCTGGCAAGTTACGGACGATCATCGCTCGCAGGAGCTTTAGCCGTCTATATGACAGGCGAAACCGATCCCAAGAAATTGGCTTATGGTTTGCTCGCTGGCGTTCTACCGCTTCTCATGCGTTACGCGAATCCTAATGACGTTACGTTCGGCGCGAAATCGAGTGAACGCTAACGACTGGGCTGCTATGGGCGTGGCTATGGTCACGCTCCTAGCGGCATTTTTAACGGGTATCAGACACTTAGTTAAGTATTACCTAAGCGAGCTGCGCCCGAATAGTGGGTCAAGCGTCAAGGATCAGGTTTCCAGACTCGAAGCTCGAGTCGATGAGATTTACACCTTGCTAATTAGCAATTCGACACGCCGCTAGTTACGCGTAAGGCTTGAAATTGTCAGACATTTAGTTCACCCTATAACTAGGGAGCGAATAAGTCGCACCCGGAATCGGGAGCTAACATGTTTACAGTATTAGAATTGCTGGTAGTCGTAATTATCGCAAGTGTCGGCTGGTGCTTAGTAGGCTGGTCAATAGGCTTTAAGGCTGGAATGAAAGACGGATATAACCGAGGTCGAGCAGCTGGGCTTCGCTGGGCAACAGATCGCGTGAGAAATTCCTAATGGCGCTACCACTTGAGGGATACGAAACCGTAGCCGAACGGATCGAAAAGTTCTGGGCTCAATATCCAAATGGGCGAATTGACGTAAATATTGTATTTCAGGACGGAACTCGATATATCGTCCAGACGGACATTTACAAAGAGATCACAGACGCACTACCTTTCGCGACAGATTTCGCCGAGGAGATCAGATCATCAGCTAATCGCTTTCCGTTAGAGAACGGATCGACGTCAGCAATAGGTCGAGCCTTACATACTGGCGGATTATCTAAATTCAGCGAAAATCATAATCGACCATCACTTGAGGAGATGAAGCGAGTCGAGCGACCAGTTACCACAGCACCTAAGCAAGAGCTACCTAATGGCTCTTATGACCCATGGGATATGACTCAAGCGGTTGCTGAGATCGGCGGGATACTTACCGGGCGATCATGCTCTCATGGCGTAATGATTCGCAAAGAGGGCGTTACCAAAGTCGGAAAGCCATACAAGGGCTGGGTTTGCCCAGACAATAATCGAAGCTGCGCGATATGGGAATAAGCAAAGTTACGCTTACTCGAGATGAGGAAATCGCAGCAGCAGCAGCGGCTTTCTTATGCGAGTCTAAAGGCGTGGACAATTATTACTTTCAAAATCCAGAAATGCGAGGCAATATTCATGACGCTATTAAAAGAACAGCTGAGGCGTTAGGAGCTGAGATCGCAGCAGCTAAGTATTTTGGGATTAAGGATTTTAAACTTGAAATAAACAAATTTAAGGAAAGAGCCGATTTAGGTAATCGAATCGAAATCAAACATACAACATGGCTAGACGGTCATTTGATCTTGCGACCACGTGATCGAGTCGAGGATTTAGCTGTGCTAGTGGTAGGCGAATCTCCGACCTATTACGTCAAAGGCTGGATACCGATTAAAGCTGCTAAAACTAGCCGTTTTAAACACGACAAACTGGAATCATGGTGGGTCAGTCAAAGCAATCTGAACTCGATGGAGAATCTAAAGGAGTCTAATTATGGACAAATTGAAATTTGAGTGTAGGCGCTGTAAGCGCGAAACCTTACAGGTCGAACGCATAGTGACTGACTTACTTCCGCCTGGAGTCAAGACTCTGGAGTGTACGGTTTGCGGCGTAATGGGCGTATGCCTAGTGGGGAGCGATAATGCCTAGTTACCTTTACAGGTGCGACCAATGCGGCGGCGAATTAGAGCTCAATCACCCAGTAGCTACTCATGGCGACAGTTCTCCATTATGTTGTTCATATCCGATGGCTAGAGTGTTCTCAGCTCCAGCGGTTATATTTCGAGGTACTGGCTGGGGTGGTGATAAGTAATGCCAATTAACTTCAAAATCAAATCAGATTCGACAGTTCTGTTTAGGTGCTGCGATGAGATCCAGTTTGAGTATATGTGCGCTAAATGCTACGAAACTATGGATTGCCAGTTCTGTTCTGATTGGGAAATGGATAAACCTCATGGCTGCTAATAGTTATCCACAGGTAAAGAAAGTTATCCACAAGTTGTGGGAATCGCCCAAGAACACGCTCAATGTTGCGCGATGTTTGACAGGGTCGGTACGATCAACTCGCTGGACGCGAACCGGGCGACCGGGTAGTTCGCGGCGAGCACTACTATCGGGCGCACTATGTATTGCGTTCGCACTACCTATTCCGTTACATGCTGATAGCCAAGCAAGTAAAGATAGGTTTAAGTTATATCTACATAGTCGAGTCATTAAAGATAGTCAATATCAATGCGCGTATAAGCTATACATGGCTGAGTCTAAGTTCGATAGTCAAGCTAAGAACGGTAGTCATTACGGCATACCTCAAATGCGTAACAAGAAGCTAAAGCATTTAGATGGTTACACCCAGATTGATTGGGGTATTCG